TCAAGAGAATAATTCTCTGACACGTTGACCTTGCTCTTTTTTATGTTCTTCTAACAAATGAGAATATGTGTCTAAAGTAATTGATATGCTTGCATGTCCTAAACGTTTACTAATATATTCAATAGGTAAGCCCTTAGAAAGTAAATAAGATGTGTGTGTATGCCTAAGTGAGTAAGGGGTCACATTTTCATCATCTAATCCAATTGCATTTTTTGCGTGCTTAAAAGATTTGTTTACTGCAGTATGACTCAAAGTAAATAACTTTCCATCAATCCTACGAGGTAAGTTAGACAACTTAGATTTGATTAACATTATATCTTTCTGGTTTACTTCAACATCTCTTTTTGAATTTTTAGTTTTTGTACCAGGTAAATGTATAATACCATTTTCTTTGTTTAGGTCATCGTAAGTCATATTAATAGCATCACTATATCTTGCGCCTGTGATTGCTAATAAGTATAAGAAAATATAACTTTGCTCATTTTTATTTTTGAAAAACTCCATTATATCTAAATAATTTTTAATACTCATATACTTAAAATGTTCTTCTTTAGCTTCTACAGTTCCTTTTACAGTTACATTGAATGTAGGGTCTTTTTTAATATATCCGTCGTATACTGCTTCTCGCAAACAAGGTCCGATACAACCATTCACTTTCCTTACTGTTTCATCTGCGCGACCTTTGCCATAATTATTTAAGAATTTCTGATAATCACTACGTTTTATATTTTTAAGTAACATATGTTCTCCGAAATATTCTTTGAATAATTTAAGTGATCGTTCATACCAATAATATTGACGAGGCGATAAGTCTTTTTTATTTTTAATTTCCAACCAGTCATTATAGTAATCTTCAAACCTCTTATTATCCTCAATTTTATTTCCATCTTCTAAATCTCTGATAAGTTGTTGTGCTGCTAATGTAGCTTCTGCTTTCGTTTTAAAACCTGATTTACGTTTCTTACCCGACTTAAAACTTGGGTCTTTTACATCATATTGCCATGTAGTAGACGTTTTATTTTTTCGTTTTGTCACTGTAAAAGTTGCCATTTTACTCATTCCTCCTAAAAAAAGATAAAAATATATAGGGCAGAGGTAACTGCCCATTGAATTATTCTGTGTAAGATACAGACAATATTTTATCGCTATTCAAATCAACTATTCCGTATAAATTTTGAATAGTACTTTCTGGATTGAAATTTGCAATCTTAGCGACCTGCATACCATTCATTAATAAATTATCATCGTCTATAGAATAATCAATATTTTCATAGTCTTTATAAATTCCTTCAATCTTCTCAGTTTTCACTTCTACTAAATTTATATATTTTCTATCATCATAATTAAAATTCTCCATACTATCCCACCTATAATAATTTATCTGCTGTCATAACTCCCAATAAGTTGTTTTGTCTTATTGCTTCTAATTTTAAATTGAAAACTTGTGTTACATATTTATCTGCATTTCTAGGTACTTTATTAATTGTTTTAGAAAAATGTTCTAACCACTCTATTTTATCTTCGTATTTCATTTTACTATTAGCAAAGTTTTTCTTTTGACCATGTCTAAGTAAGCGTGTGGTATATTTTCCAGCTAGTTGGTCTCTCTTTTCTTTCTCTTTGTATATCGGACTTTTATAAATTGTGTTATAAATTTCATTTATTGTAGAAAAATATTGTTTCCCAGTACTCTTGTTATTTGATAAATGAGCACCTGATTCGAAATCATTAACTACAACATAATATTCGTAATCCGTTTTTATAGAATAATTTTTTGAATTCATTAGGAATTCTATAGTAAATAATTGGTCTTCAGCAGTTTTAGAGAAAGTTTTAAATTTTATTTTGTACTTATCAATAATGCTTTTTTTGAACATTTTAAGTACTGATAAGGCATAAAAGATACTATTATTTATAATGTCAGCTTTTGGCACATTTCCATTTTCAAATATTGCTTTAGGGACACCTCTTCCTTTTCCTTCAACACCATATTTTCCAATGATTAAATCGCTGTCATTTTCTTTACCGTAATTATACAAATCCTCCAATGTTCTTTCATGTAAATAATCATCTGAATCTAAAAAGAAAACATATTCTGCTTTACTCATTTTCAATCCAGTATTCCTAGGTACGCTAGCATTACCACTGTTTTTTCTTAATTGTTTGAATCGTACTAGATTTTTATATTTTTTTATAATCTTTAGTGTTTCACCATTATCGTTTGAATGATCGTCCACAATTATAAATTCATAATCTTTATTGCTCATTGTCTGGTTTAAAACAGAATCAATAGTTCTTTTTAATTTATCACCATTATTATAAGTCGGCATGATGACGCTTACTTTCTTCATAAGTATTTCCCCTTTACTCTATATTTTTGTATTCAAATACTTGCAATGGTTCAAATTTGATTACATATCCGTTGTGATAGGTGGACAGGCCATATTTCATTTTGTAATGCTCGATAGCGTCTAACACATAACCTTTTGATACTTCGAAGAATAGGGCAAGCTCATATAAGTTATGGCAATCATTTTTAAATGCATCCACAATTCCCTGCAACGAAATAATTTGTTCAATAGCATAACGTCTTGCATATCCTTCAAATTTTCTATTGTTAAACTTTGATTGGTCAGTTATATCCCCGTATGTAAGTTTGTGATGTGCAATTTCTTCAGCTAGTGTCTCTAACTTAACTGCTTCGGATCTATTACTGTTAATATAAATTTGGTTATTAAAACACATACCCGATTGGAAGCTAGGTAGCATATCAGTTTCTATGATTGTTAAATGGTTATATTTACTAATTAATGTTTCGTATCTCCCCATATAAACACCCTTTATTTACGTTTGCTTTTTAGGTAGTTAATAAAATCTTCAACTTCTTGCTTTTCATCTTCAGTTAAATCTTCTTTGTCAAAATGTGCTGCGATTGTATCTTGTCCTTCTCTTTTAACATCTTGTCTTTCTGTGATACGAGATTTTGGAACATTAAAATATTCGGCAAGTTCTTCTACTTTTCCAATACGAGGATATTTTAATTCTTTTATCCAATTAGAAATTGTGGATTGACTAACTCCAATAGCTTCAGAAAGTTCTATTTGTGTTATGTTGTTTTGTTTCATAAGTTGCTCTAAATTCTCAGACAAAATTTTTCTTGCGCTTTTATATTCCATAATTTTTCCTCCTTTAATATTACTTAATGTAATATTAAGTTACCACATATGAACATATATTACAATAGGTAATATCACTTTTTGAGAAAAAATATTACTTTTTGTGTTGACATATCACTTTAAGTAATAGTAGTATTGTTATTAGCAACAGGAGGTGAGTAAAAATGCCAAGTGAATTTCCAGTAAGAGTTTGGAGAATAAACTCTAAAATGACACAGCAAGATGTCGCAGATAAACTGGGTGTAACTAAACATACTGTGATTCGTTGGGAAAAGGACGAAACAGAATTAAAAGGTATTCAGTTGTATGCATTGGCTAAGTTGTTTGATACGGAAGTTGATTACATCAAAGCCAAAAAAATTTAATATCACTATCACTTTAAGTGATAAAAGGAGGAGTAATGATTGAATGAATTACAACTAAGCGATGACTTAACAACAATCGAAACAGAAATTAAAAGTTATCAAAACATTGCAGGACAATCCATATTCGAGATTGGCCGAAGATTAAAACATGTAAAAGAAAATGACTTAACATACGGTGAATTTGGAACATGGTTAGAAAGTATGAGTCTTAACAAACACCAAGCAAGTAGATTTATAAAAGTAGCCAATGAATATAAAGAATTGCGTACGAACGCAAAACTGGGATTGAACGCATTGTATGAAATAGCAACTTTACCTGAATCTGAACGAACAATAGAACACACTACATCAAGTGGCGAAACTAAAACACCAGATGAAATGACTGTTAGAGAATTACGTGAATTGAAGAAAGAACTCAAACAACGTGACGAAGAAAAATCCCAACTCGAATCACAACTTGAACAAGCGCAACGTTCAGAAGAAATCGCACGTAAGCAACTAGAGGATGTAGAGGATAAAGAGCCGGAAGTTGTTGAGAAGTACATGGAACCTGATGATTATCAAGAAATAAAAGAAAGTAATAAGCAATTAAAAAAGTATCTTGATGAAATATCTAATCATAATAAGAAACTAAATTCAGATATTGAAAAGTTAAAAAGTGAACGTTCTGAAACAGATGAGAAGTCGCAAAAATATGATGAGTTAAACAAAGCGATTAATAGCATGAATACAAAACTTAATGAAGGACAACAAAGATTAAAAGCACAAAAAGAGATATACGATCTTGTGAAAGGTAGTGAGAAAGTTATTCGCGAAGTAGCGCCACTTTGTTATCTAGCATTTTCGAAAGATATCATCAATAACGATTACGCAAGAAAACCAATAGAAAAAATCATTAGTGATTTATCAGATATGGCAAGTCGACTACAAAAACAAATTAATCAAGGAGATGTTATAGATGTCTAATTTTAACAATAACGATAAAAATAACGAGTTAGAACTTTTTAAAAAACAGATTGAACAAACTAATAAACAAGGTGAATTTATCGCAAAAGCTTTCGATGAAATTATCGAGATGAAAGCTCAGTTTGAAAATTTAGTTGATGAAGCTAAATCAATCAATACCCAAACAAACAACCGTTTAGAAGATTTAGAAAATACTAAAACTTTACTAAATGGAGAAGCTAAAAAAATAAAATCTCAAGTTATGAGCAGAGCATATCTTTTAGCAAACCTTTATTTCAAAAACCAAGTATCTGATGAACTGTTCCATAAAAAACGCATCCATTTACAAACTGGTATATATAAGAAAATCAACGAATATTTCGACGCAATAACATATACAACTATCAGACACATTGATTTTGATGAAGCTATGAATTATATCAATTCAATCGAATTAGTAGATTTACCATTTAATTATTTAAAACTTACTGATAAACAAAAAGAAATAGCTGAACGTAACCACGAAAAAGTTATTACATTATTTTCAACTGATAACAGAAATATAGGTTAGACCATCACAAATCGAAATATAGGAGGAAACGGAATGAACATGAAACAAGCATTAAAAATAACACTCCTAATCGTCATCTTGGAGGAAGAGATTAAGAGTGTTGGGAAAAACAAAAACTATAGATTAAATATTGATGCTGATGAACTTGTTGGAAAGCTAAGCAAAAAAAGAAAAATTGATATTTATTAATCTTTTAGGTCGCTTTTCATATGTTCGATTAATCCAGAACGTATTAAAACGCCCATGATTAGATTTTGGGCATAAGTTCGAGATTCAGATATGCAATACGGAATAGCGTTGATATATTCCAAATTTCCATCTTCGTTTAGATGCTTTTGCAGTCTTTTAGAAACGTTTTCTTCAGAAAACATATCATCACTTAGATTATCATCAATATCTTGAAGTAAATCAAAAAGTTCTTGTTTATTCATAAAAACACCCCTTTGCACACAGATAACTAAATTATACCAGAAAGGAGCCGATAAAGATGGAATATATCGGATTTGCAGATGCAAAAGCATTTGTAGAAATAAGTGGCATTTCAAGAGATGACTTAGAAAGTAAAGTTTATCCGAACAAAGAATTTCAAGCAGCTTGTATGTATCGATTTGGTAAAGGTAACAAACGATATATCAAAATCAGACCAGCAATTGAGTATATAGAACAAAACATACTCATTAAAGAAACGAACTTATAAGGAGGGATAATATGAGACACATTTTAGCATGGTCAACAACAATTTTATCTACAGCGTTATTTGCAATGATTACATCAGATTTCCATTACAGCATTGTATTTAGCATATTGATGTTCATTGCAAGTTACGCATTCTGGAACAACTGGTTTGATGCAATAAAAAAGACCGCTAAGCGCGCCAACGCATAACGGTTCGTACATTAAATAGTTATTTATATAAACAGTATACCCCATAAATTAGGAGGTAAGCAAGGTGAAAGAAACAGTAACTTATTTAATTAAAGTCAGAAATGGCCCATTCGATTTATATTTAACAAACAAGCCATTGATTCCGGAAGATGCTTCTTATAGCCGAAATCAAAGTAGAGCAAGAGAATTTAACGGATTAGAAGATGCGAGCATAGATATGACAGAACACGTTGCTATTAAAAAAACACTGACAGAAACAACTGAATATGAGGAGGTAGACAATGAGTTTTAATATATCGAGCGCCAAAGATATACACACAGATAATGCAACCTATTTAATTTACGCAAAACCAGGTACTGGTAAAACTCATACAGTAAATTTCCTACCTGGCAAAACATTATATATCAACGTGGATAAATCAGAACGCCCTTTAAAAGGTAACGCTAACATAGATGTTCTTGATTTCAATACTCACGATGCTTGGAAAGAATGGGGCGAGTTGATGAAGTGGTTTGCAGATAATAAAGCCACTTTAAATAATTACGACACAATTGTAATAGATAATATTTCAGAACTATTTAGATCAATGCTTGCCAACTTAGGACGTAATGGTAAAAACGACCGAGTACCAGAAATGAGTCATTACCAACGTGTAGATTTCTTCACAATAGATAGCATGAGATTTCTGCAATCACTTAAAAAACGTCTAGTTTTCTTAGCATGGGAAACGAACTTTGAATTTTATACACCAGCTGGGCAACAAATAACACAAAGTGTACCTGATATTAGAAAAACAATAAGAGATAATATTGCAGGATTGTGCCAAGTAGTAGCAAGACTTGTATTCAATGAAAAAAGTGGCAAACGCGGTTTTATCCTAACACCAAGTAATAATGTGTTTGCTAAAAACCAATTAGATAATAGAGAACATTGTTTACAAGAAGAATTATTCACTGTAGGTGATGTGGATGATACCACTTCGTGATTATCAAGAAGAATTGCTAAATGGTGTATATGAAAGCATGAGTAAAGGCAACAAAAACATTATGGTACAAAGTCCCGCAGGAAGTGGGAAAAGCGTAACAATGTCAGAAGTTGCTAGACGAGCTACTGAAAAAGGTAACCGCGTGTTGTTTATTGTCCACAGGAGAGAGCTTGTGTCACAGATTAAAGGAACATTTATTGCTAATGATGTAGATATGGAACTTTGCCATGTAGGTATGGTTCAAACTGTTGCTAATCGAATTAAAAATGGAAAAGAACCAATACCAGCAATCATATTAGTAGATGAAGCGCATCACTCATTAGCAAAAACTTATGTAAATATATTTGAAAGTTTTCCTAAAGCGTATGTATATGGCTTTACTGCAACGCCTTGGAGAATGAGTAATAAGGGGTTCACTGAAGTTTTTGACGAATTGATACCTGGTAAATCAGTTCAATGGTTAATTGATAATGAAAGATTAGCACCATTTAAATATTACTCAAAAAACTTAATGAATGAAGATAAGTTAAAAACGAAAAGTGGAGAGTACACAAATGATTCAATCACACTAGCGCTAGAACCTAGAATTTATGGCGATGTTATTGAAAATTATAGGAAGTTTGCTAATAACAAGAAGACAATCATTTATACACACAATGTTGAATCGAGTAAAACCGTAGCAGAAAAGTTTAACGAACAAGGTTATAAAGCTTTACAAGTAGATGGTAAAACACACAAACAACAAAGAGAGTTAGCAATGGAAATGTTCAGAGAAGGTAAAGTGAATATTTTAGTTAACGCAGAGTTATACGGTGAAGGTGTGGATGTACCTGACTGCGAATGTGTAATACTTCTCAGACCAACTGAATCTCTCACACTATTTATTCAACAAACCATGAGGGCAATGCGTTACCAACCAAATAAACAAGCGATCATTATAGATCATGTTGGTAACTATGCTAGGCATGGATTACCTAACACAGAACATGATTGGTACGAACATTTTAAAGGCTCAGACAAAAAAAGCAAGAGTGACAATTCTATTCCAATAAAAGAATGTCCAGAATGCTTTGGTGTTGTTGAATCTGCTTATAATATTTGTCCTTACTGTGGATGCGAATTTCCAAAAGAAGAAGTACAAGAGTTAACAGTTGATGAAACTGCAGAGTTAGAAGAAGTAACTGAAGAAATGATAACACTAAATTTAAAAGCACCAGAAGATTGTAGCAGCATGAAAGAACTTGCTGATTTAGGAAAGTCACTAGGTTATAAACCAGGCTGGAGTTATATACAAGGCAAACGCCTAGGATTAATAAAATAAATTATAAAACTAAAGGAGATTTTTAATTATGACAAACTTTACTTTAAACATGGAAGATACTTTTGACGGTGGGATTCAAGACGGAACTTATGAAACAGTTATTACTAAATTTGAAGAAAACGCAACGCAATCAGGTACAGAATTTGCAGATGTACGATTAACAGTTAGAAATGATATTGACCAAAAATATAAAAATAACATTGTATTCCATCGTATTTGGAAAGCGAAAGCAACTGGTAAATATGATATGCGTTTCTTCAACACAATTGGGGCTGCTGCACAATTACAACAAGGCAAACAATATAAATCTATTGAAGAATTATTTCAAGACTTTTTAGGTAAGCCAGTGAGAGTGACGGTTAAAAACGAAACATCAGAATATAATGGCAAAACATATGAAAATTTAAATGTTAAACGTTGGGAGAAAACAAAATTCTCTGAACTTGCACATAAATTTAAAACAGAAGATGGCGGAAATCCATTTGCAAGTGGACTAGAAGAAGATGAAACTGATTATCCGTTTTAATAATTAAGGAGGACTAACCTGTGTATGACAAAATACCATATGAACTAAAAGAGTTAGATCATTGGTGTTGTTTCAAAATAGAAAAGGTTGATAATGGGCGTTTTACAAAACGTCCTTACAACCCTAATACAAATGAAATGGCAAAATCCAATGATGAATCTACATGGGTGAGTTTTGAAGATGCTGCAAGCCAATCACTTAATTATGATGGTATAGGTTTTTTCTTTAAAGCACCATATGTAGGTATCGATTTAGATAAAGTCGAAAATGAAATAGAAGAATATTTAGAACAACCCGACACAGATAATATAATTGGTGAATTTATAAATGTGCTAGAAACATATGCTGAAATATCACCATCTGGGACAGGTATTCATTTAATTACTAAAGGTGAATTACCACCAAGAGGTCGTAGACGAGGAAACGTTGAAATTTATGATGCTGGTAGATTCTTTACAATGACTGGCAAACACATCGGTGGATATAACGGTATTAATGAAGATGAGTGCGGACAATTAAATTTCTTGCACAATAAATATATTGCTACCCATGAAAAAGAAACTAAGAAAATAAATACATCTACTGGTTTCGGAAATGATTTATCAGTTGAAAAAATTATTGATATAGCAAAAAAATCTAAAAACAGTTTAAGATTCACAACACTTTTTGAAGGTGATTGGACACAGTTTTATGATTCTCAATCGGAAGCCGACATGGCTTTAGCTAACGACTTAGCTTTTTGGACTGCAAGAGATCCACAAAAGATGGATGAGATATTCCGTAAATCTAATCTCTATCGCGAAAAATGGGACGAACAACGTGGTGATTACACTTACGGTGACATGACAATTAATAGAGCTGTCGAGAGTTGTCAAAATGAATTTATACCAGAAAATACAGATACAGATTTTCAGATATTTGTGATGGAAGAAGACGTTAAACCTGCAAAGAAAGATAAACGTTATTCATATGACGATACAGGAAACGCAGAACGCTTAAAAGATTTATTCGGTGAGAATATTCGTTTTAACTATACCTCTAACACATGGATGTATTATGACGGTAAACGTTGGAAACACGACGATACAGGACGTATGAAAATACTGGCAGATAAAGTTGTAGAGAATATGAAAAACGAAAAGTTATTTTTAGCTGACGGTATAGATCAAGAGGACATGGAAAAGTATCGATATAGACATTGGAAAGATTCACGTAATCATAATAAAAAAGTAAACATGATGAAAGAATGTGAACACCTATTACCAGTAACAAATGAAACTTTTGATAATGATTTCAATCTATTCAATGTACAAAACGGATTTATTAATTTAATCAAAGGCCAATTATCTGAACATGAACGTAATAATTATTTTACTAAAATTTCGAACATAGAATACACAGACAAAGCAGATTGTCCTAAATGGGATGAATTCCTTGATGACATATTCTTGGGCAATCAAGAGCTTGTAAAGTTCATACAAAGAGCAGTAGGTTATTCTCTCTCAGGCCACACATCAGAGCAAGTACTATTTGTTTTATATGGTAATGGTAGAAATGGTAAATCGGTATTCTTAGATATATTAAATGAAGTATTTGGTAACTATGCAACGAATATTCAACCACAGGCTATTATGGCGAGTAAGAATAATTCAGACGCCTCACCAGAAATAGCTAAGTTAGATGGTGCTAGATTAGTAACTACCACAGAACCTAACGAAGGTGAACGTTTTGATGAAGGTTTACTTAAACAATTAACGGGTGGAGACAGAGTATCGGCACGTAAGTTATATGAAAATGAATTCGAGTTCACACCACAATTTAAATTATGGATGGCAACTAACCACAAACCTTATGTACGAGGTAGAGACGAAGGTATTTGGAGACGTTTTGTAATCATACCTTTTGATAAGCAAATACCACTTCACGAAATAGATCGTGATTTGACTAAAAAATTAAGACGTGAATTACCAGCAATCATGCGTTGGTGTGTAGATGGATTCCTTGAATGGCAACGCATCGGATTATCGGAGCCTGCAATTATTAAAGAGCAGAGAGATGAGTACCGAGTAGAAATGGATAGTATAGCAATGTTCGTTGAAGAATGCTGCGAAGTAAATCCATTACAAAAAGTTAAAGCTTCTGAATTATTTAACGCTTATGACAATTGGGCTAAAGAAAATCATCAACATATTATGAGTAGTACAAAATTTGGTAGAGAAATGGCCAAGCGATATGAACGTAAAAAATATCAAGGTAATAGATTTTATTATGGAATAAATATTTCTAATGAAACTAAGCAAGAGCAAAATAAATTCTCATTAAATATTTAGGGGATAGTTGAAAAGATAGTTGGGGAAGGTTTGGAATGAAAACTATCCCCTTGAATAAAACCTGTAGTATCAATACTTTAACTTATATTTTTATTCTTAAAGGGATAGTAGGGATAGTTTTTCTAAAAGTATTTCTAATAAAAAATAAATAATTATATATATAAATAAAAAGTTTTAGACAAAGTCTCCCCTAAATGAAAAATTAGACTTGAACACTTGATATGACAACGTTTAGAGAAATTTTAAACCTTCCCCTTAAACTGTCCCCTTTTTTGGAGGTAGTAATGACTGAACAAGAAATTCAAAACAAAATCATATTAGAAGTTAATAAACTAGGTCATAGACTTTGGAGAGCGAATGCTGGAAAAGTACAGACGAAAGATAACAGAATAATCAAATTATTTCCTAAAGGATTCCCAGACACAGTAGGTTTTCGTAAAACAGACGGAAAGATAATATTTATCGAAGTTAAAACAGATAAAGGACGTTTAAGACCAGAACAAGAGAAGTTTAAAACTTTCATTGAAACACAACCCGTTTTGTACGGAGTAGCAAGAAATGTCCAAGATGCAATTAAAATCATAGAAGGTGATTCTAATGAATGAAGAAACAATTACACTACGTATGAAAGTAGATGTGGAGAAGAAAGTAACGGTAGCTATTGGACCTAATGAAGATTTAGAAGAATTAGCAAATAAAGAAGCAGACAAAATATTTTATCAACCCGCAAAAGAATTAGCATACGAAGATATAGAGTTTGTAGACATAAGCGATGTAAGAGTTAAAGACTTTGAAATATAGGAGGAAACGAGAATGCAAAGAGTTAGAGATAAACATAATGAGGTTTGTTTTGAAATTGTAGATAAAGAGAAAAGTGCTTTGGTACCTGTTGAAGATTATAAAGAGGCCAAAGCATTAGGCATTCACAATAGAACAATAATTTCATATGCGAACGACAGTATAGCTGGCTTAAGACGATATATGGCAAATTGTGAACGCAAGGAAGGTATAGAACGTTTAGAACGTGAAGATCGTGAGCGTGAAGAACGTAAAAAACAATTATTATTGGCGAAACAGCTTAAAGAGGAACAACGTCTGCGTAACATAGAGAACGCAAAAATACGTAGTAAATGGTTCGAACATTTAGCAACTAACAACATATTCCCTAAAAAGGTGGCTAGATAGATGAAAATCAGAGACTTAGATAAAGGTAGATACATCATTGTGTATGATATGGGCAAGAGTGAGTTTTCAGATGGTATGACAGTTGTGGGCAAGGTAGTGGAGTTAGAGTACAACGAAGACGGTAAGAACACAGCAACTATCGAGTCTATGCCATTCCAACGCTATACCGTTACAGACGATAACTATTTCGATTACTGGAATGACTATATGGAAAATAAAACGGAGTATATAGGTATTAAACGCCAATCCAATGATGTACAACAACGTAAGCGTCACGACATGGTAAACAGTCCGTCACACTATAACTATGGGGATATAGAGGTGATAGATTACTGTGACCAAGTGTGTAAGACATATCCACCACAATTAGCGCCTTATGTGTTCAACGCAATTAAATATTTGAGTAGAGCAAATTATAAAAATGGTCGAGAAGATATTGATAAAGCTAGGTACTTTGTGCAGCGATTATTCGATATGTGGGATGTGAAGTAAATGACACCTAGCGACATACTACTAAAAAATTCTGACTTGATTGTTAAATCATTATTTCAAAGAGCTGATAGAACGTATAAGCAATTCTTAAAATATAGCAACACAAGTTATGAAGCAGAAGTTGGTACAAGTAGATACTGGAAAGCAGTGGCTGGTACTGAACAGACGCAGAGAGAAATAGAAGGATTAATTGAACAACTTAAAGCAATGGATGAATACACACAGTGGAGTGAAAAGCTACACCAAGACAGATACAAGTTTATTGAGAAGTACGACATTGTAATGGAGAAATATAAATTATCATGATCCTATCAGAAACTATCAAAGTTAAGTATAAATTTAATGCATGTGGGCTACAGACACATGAAGTTGCAAAGTTATTACGTGATAAAGGTGTTAAGGGGTTCTTAATATCTTCGAATGAAAGATATGTAATCGTAGCAGTACCACGTGAGGATATAAAACGGAACAGGAAGATAATGGAGGGGATTAGGAATGAAACAATTCACAGTTTGGCTAGCAGCCGTAATTATACTGGCAATCGTGCTATTGATAATGTGGACAACTATGTAAAGGAGTGATGGCGAATGAGTGAGTACAAATTAGATATGAGCAAATACACTATTGATGAGCAACCGATAATGTGGACTGATGCAGAATATAGAGAAGCGTTTCAGTCGCTATATTTCGAGTACCACAAACTTAAATCAGAACGCGACCAATACAAAACAGAACGCGACACACTAATCGACGATTTAACTTGGTATAAAGCAAAAGTTGAACGATTTGAACGAGAGAATAAACGCCTAACTCGCCTTACACACAAACTAACTACCCACCGCACTATGTGGGACGAGTTGAAACAATGGCGCAGGGATATGCTAGAGATTGACAAGAACGATACACAGCTTATTGGTTTGGGATTGGTTATGGACGATTTAGAGAAACGGCATTTGTATAAGGGGCGTGATTAGATGGCGTATGAGTATGAGAAAGAAAACATTAGAAAGCTAAATAGTTATAACGTTTTATCAGGTGGAGCCAACATTACAAAACCAATTAATGAACTACAAGAAGTCTATCGCAAAGCAAAGGCTTTTGATGAAATAAAAGAATTTATAATCAGAAAGTTAAAAGAGGAAGAAAAAGAAAAATCACGTACGTTATTAAGTGATTACGATTTCGGATTGTATCAAGCTTATGACAATGTTGACGATATTATACAAGAATATAAGGATCGTGCAGACGATGAAAGATGAAATTGAATTAACAATAACGCAATCACTCACTGAATTACAGCTTGCTAAAGACAATAGCATACAAGCGATACCACTTAGTAATGATACTTATGAAAATAAATTAAACGGTATGGAGGACAAATAATATGAACGAATTAATCAAACAAGTAGAACAATGGTCAAAAGATAAAAACCTAGACAAAGGTAATCCAGATAGACAAGCATTGAAGTTCTATGAAGAAGCTGGTGAAGTTGGCGCAGCATTATCTCGTAACAAACTAGATGATTTAAAAGACGGTATAGGCGATACAGTCGTTACTTTGATTATATTAGCACAACAACATGGAATGACATTAGAGGAGTGTTTGCAGTACGCGTATGACGAAATCAAAGAAAGAAAAGGAAAGACAATCAATGGAACGTTCATCAAAGAATCAGACTTGTAAAGATAAAGACATACTACAAAAAGTTAAGGAAGTGTTACAGCGTGACTAATTATTTAATCCGACACATAACCGACTCTACAGGTCACACTTTCACAGAAGTCATCAAACCTCGTGAGAATGAGCGATACGATATTGTGAGTGCAGAGAGTAAGGAAGAGGCTATTAAAATTATGGAGGTCAAATATAATGAAAATAATTAAACGTATACTATACATTATCTCACTACTCACGCTATACGAACTAAGCAAGTACGTTACGAATGAAATATTGATTAAACTACAGGCGAATGATGATATAGATCAGCCATGTGATTATGAAATAGATAAATGGAGGTAATGCATATGTGGGTAATCACGTCAATATTATTAGCTTGTATAGCTCTTATTTCGCTTATATATAATTCAATCAAAGATTCCAAAATAGATGCGCTGGAATATGAAGTGGCGTATTTAACACATATTATATTTGAAAGACAGATACCACATAGAGAATTGACTGATGAGGAGATTCGAAAGATTAAAGATGAATGGAATAAACGCATTAAATAACTGGAGGTATTAGATGATAGTAATTGAACGATATGATATTCGAAAATTAGAGGACTATATACAAAACATTAAGCAATATCGTAAACAGTTGCGTTATAGAGAGTATGAATTGTTAGAGAACCACGAGGTCATCAATACTGAAGGTGGCAAGTCTAATATGCCAGGTAGACCAGTAGAACAAGAGGTAATGAAGAAGATGAAGGACAAGAAGTATAACAACCTTCATAATATTGTAAGGGGTGTGGATAGATTACTAGACGAGTTAGACGAGCAGTCATTGGAAATGATACGCCTAAGATACTGGGATTGTCCTATAGACTGCAATCAATGGGAACAGATAGCTGATAGGTTCTATGTAAGCAAGACCACTATACTAAGAAGAAGAAACGCTATGCTAATTAAGTTGGCTGAATATATCGGGTATGTGTAG